CTGGAACGGGTACTGTCTTTGGAGACCCCACAGCCGTATCTGAAAGCATCGGCAAATCTATCGCAATCATCGAAGAGAATTCTTCCAACGATCTGAATTACTCCGCCGATATGCTGGATGCGCTGTACCAGATTCGCGATGCGCTTGGTGGTGTGGAGAATCTGATTGCTTCGGATTTGACTCCTGCAATCACCAATTTGATGACGCAATACGGTGATGGGCTCAAGCAGGCCGGATTTATTTTCCGCGACCAGAAACTGAGTAAGGTCATGGCTAGTGGAAAGTACGAAGGCTATATCGGCGCTCGGGTCGAAACTGAATCCAGTCAGATGATGATTACGGTCAAGAAAGGCCAAACAATGGTTGCCGAATATGGCAATCGGTTTGCTGAAGCCTTCTTCAAAGTCATCGAAACGATGCGCACTGGTATTGACGATGTGGGTAAAGTCATCGGGGTTTCAGAGGCCCAAATTGTTGATCGTCTGAAAGGATTCAAGATTAAAGGCCAACAGGTTGACATCGCAGGTCTAAGCGCCGAAGAAGCAGCTAAAAAACTGGAAGCCGCATTCTCTGCCATGTCTGACACCATGGCGATGAAAGCCTTGCCAGAATTTAAGGATTTCAAGCAATCAGGCGAAGGGTACTTTGAAACAATAGTCCGGGTTTCCGAAGGCATTAATCGAGCCAAGGGAAGTCTTGAATTGCTTGGCATGGAAGCCATCAAGTACACAGACATCATCGACAAGAACAAGGACGTTGCCGCAGAGATCACTCGCCAGACCATCATGGCGCAAGGTGATTTGTCTGAGGGTACTCGCAAATACGTCAAACAGTTGACTGGTTCATCCGAAGATATCATTGAAGCCTACGGACAGATCCTTAACATCACCAATTTGATGCGTGGTGCTGGATTTGGCACTGAGGATATCGACCGCACCATGATTAACGCCGCTGGCGGTTTGTCAGCATTTGAAGAAGCTCTTCAGTCCTTCCGCGAAAACTTCATGACCGACGAACAAAGGCTGAAGGCTGACACGGAAGAATTGACCAAGGCTTTTGCAAAACTTGGCTATGCAGTACCTACGTCTAAAGATCAGTTCTACGCCATTGCAATGGGCATGGATCGGTCTACCGAGGAAGGCAAGAAACTGTTCGCTCAGTTTATAAAGCTGAACCCTGCATTTGCCGAAGTGACCGATGCCGCCAAGGAACTGGCTGATGCACAGGCCGAGGCCGCTCAAGCCGCCGCAGATGCCGCAAGGAAAGCCAGAGAGGAAGCCGAAGCCGCCGCCAAGAAAATCTCTCAGGCGTATGAGGATGCGTTCTTTACGCCAGAAGAAAAGACCGCAAAGCAACTGGCGGATCTTAAAAAGCAATTTGACGCGCTGGGCGTATCAATGCCCGACACCAAGGAAGGACTCCGTAAGTTCCTTGACGGCTTGAATCTGCTCGTCCCTGCACAGGAAGCCATCTATAACCAGATCGTGCTTCTGGCTCCCGCTTTTGCCAATGCCGCTGATGCCGCCGCAAGCTATGCGCTGAAGCAAGAAGAAGCCGCACGAAAGGCGCGTGAGGCTGAGTACGAGGCATCCAAAAAGCAACATGATGAACTGATGAAGGCCCTCGAAGCCACAGCCAGTGATGCACTGGCGGGGCTTAAGGATGCTTATCAGAACCTTCAAAAAACCCAAGAACGGTTTATTCAGACCTCAAAGACGCTCAGAACGTACTTGCTTGAACTGACCAACCTACAAGCCTCACCAGAGCGCCGGTATGAGTCGGCCATGCTTGAGTTCAGACGAGTTGCTTCCTTGGCCTCACAGGGCAACGAAGGCGCGATTGAACAACTGGATGCCGTAGGCAAAGAGTTTCTCGACGCATCACGCGAATACAATGCTTCGAGCCTACAGTTCCAGAAGGATCGCGATGATGTCATCAAGGCAGTTACTGATGCGATTTTCTACACGGAGCAACAGGTCGATACGGCCACAAAGCAACTGCAAGCCATTGAGCAGTCACATGGCGTATTGCTTGGCATTAGCACCGGAATAGGCAACGTCACCAATGGTGTTTTGTCGGTCGCTCAAGGCATCAACAACCTGATTACCGCAACGAACAATTATCAGGCGGCAGTTAATGCGTTAGCGGCGGGTAAAGAAGCGGCTCCCGTAGCGCCGACAACACCGACTGTTCCTGCGCCTACGGTTCAACCGATACCGATGCCCAAACCGGTTCCGGTCACGCCAGTACCCTTTGTGCCGACAGTCCCCGGTGGACGAATGGGCTATAACCCATTCCATGACGAGATCCCGCAAGTCTACAACGAGGATTATTCCCGGCGCATGATTCGGTTCTATTACCAGCAGTTGCTAGGTAGAGAACCCGAAGGCGAAGGCGCATACACGGGTCGATTGACGCTGTTGATGAACGAATTGATTTCTGCTGATGAGTTGGCTTACCAGTTCCGCCAAAGTCAGGAACACAAGGATTTGTTAGCCAGAGGCTTCATTCCCGGTTTTGCTAAAGGCGGCATGATGTCGGCAGGATTGTCACTGGTTGGCGAGTACGGCCCTGAGTTGGTCAGTTCGGGCGGTGGCTATGTGTCATCCGCAGGGGCCACGGCGAATTTCTTCAAGACGATCAAGGATGCGGTGATTATTACCAGTGCCCAGCAGACTGAACTTCTTAAGGAACAGGTTGCTGAGTTACAGGCTTTGGTCAGACTGCAATCAGCGGCAAGCCGTGAAATGATTAACCAGCTTTCAGAAATCAGGAGTGAAACGTCAGAGGCAACCCGCATTGCCAAAGTTGAGGCTTCAGCATGATTTATCTGGTTGAAATCGTTGCCGCAACAAACTCCGCAGGGGCCACAACCACCCTGCGGTTTTGCACCGAGAACTACGTCACCAAGCCGACAGATTCCCCGGCAAATACCTATTACGAGCCAAGGATCAAGACACCGGCTGACATCACCCGGAATCTGTTTGCCTCGGGCACAACCTCGGGTGCAAGTCGCGTAGGTTACGGTGTGGTCGAACTGGCAAACGTCGATGGTGGTCTGGATTACATGGCGAATTACAGCTATGACAATCGTGCGCTGACCATCAAGATTGGCAACCCGGGCGACAACTATTCAGCTTTCACTACGATCCTGTCAGGGACAATGGAACAGGTGGAGTTCACTTTCTCGACTGTCACCGTTCTGGCCCGTGATAAGTTGGCAATTCTGGATCTCCCGCTTCAGAAAACAGAGTTCGCAGGAACCAACACACTGCCTTCGGGACTTGAAGGCGTTGATGACCTCAAAGGACAAAAGAAGCCCTTCTGCTACGGCAAGGTCTACAACGTGCAACCGCCTTGCGTGAATACGTCCCGGCTGATCTTTCAAGTCAACGATGCGGCCATCTCTGATGTAACAGCGGTCTACGACAAAGGCGCAGGGTTGACCAAAGGCACGGCCTATTCCAACGTCTCGGACATGGAAACCAATGCCCCCGCCGCCGGTAATTATCGGGTGCTCTCGACTTCCACAGGCTCTTATTTTCGTCTGGGCGCATCACCGGTCGGCTTAATCACTTGCGATGTGACGCAGGGAGCCGCTTCTAGCAATCGTACAGCCGCGCAAATCATTAAGCTGATGGCGATTAAGGGCGGAGTCAATTCGGGCGATATCAACGCTTCTGATGTGACCGCACTGGACACCGCCAACAATGCCGAAGTGGGCATCTGGGTATTCGGTGAAGATTCTGGCCTGACCTGTATTGACCAGATCGCTCAATCAGTCGGTGCATGGTACGGGTACGATTCCACAGGTCAGTTCCGCATGGGGCAGTTTGCGGTCGCATCAGGTGTGGCAGACATCGAAATCAATTTTGACAACATCATCAGCATTGAATCTGTTCGTCCATCTGACACCGACCGTGGATTACCGGCGTACAAGGTCATCTTGAGTTACCTCAAGAATTACACGGTACAGACCGCAGACTTGGCCTCCGGGGTTTCTGAAGCGCGAAGGAGCGTGTTGAAATACGCATTTGCCGCAGGGTACGCCACGGATGCGACTGTCCAGACGCAGTACCTGTTGGCCTCTGAAATCAATCGCGACACGTTGCTTGTCAGTAGCGCGGCGGCCAGCACAGAAGCCACTCGCGTACTTAATCTCTACAAGACCAAGCGCACGATGTATCAGGTTGCGATTGCGTTGGATGTTTCAGAGCATCTACCTGATTTGAATGACGTTGTTAATTTGACATTAGACCGCTTTGGACTTGATTCTGGTACTCTATTCCGCATTATCGGCATATCGTCAAGCTATGCCAAGAATCGCGCCACTCTTACGCTCTGGGGTTAATCATGGCTAACGCAATCGTTGCCTACCAGAACCGAATTGACGAATCCACTTTCGCATCCTATGGATCGTGGGAAGCGTCTTTGCCCTTGACCAACCTCAAGAACCGCATTCTGTCCAAGGTGGCCCGTTCGACAGACGATGCCAACGCCAGCACCAAAATGCGGTTTGCGTTGACCAAGGATCGCATCGTTGGCGTTGTGGCGATTGTTAACCACAATCTAAGCACCAATGCGACTTGGCGCTATCGAGTGTATTCCGATTCTGGGTATTCAACGTTGACCTATGACTCTGGAACGCTCGAAGTATGGCCCACCATGCCGGTCGGGTACTTTGAATGGGAAGATGATGGTTTCTGGAACATGAGAACCCCAGAAGAAGACCGCGAACTGTTCACGGCTACCGCCATTCACGTTCCATCAGAAACGGTCATTGCTCAGTATTATCAGATCGAATTCT